GAATTGGGCTAATTTTGGGTCTAAACAAATATTAGCACAATTCCCCATCGCTCTCCTAACACCCCCACGCGTCCTCTCGCAAGTCCCATGCGACCCAGTCACAACGCTATGCAGTCACGCTACACACTAACACCCTCACCACATCATCTCAATATTATAAAAATATTTTAAAAAAAATAATCAAACCATAATGGTAATAAATCAGCGTCTAGCAACAGAGGTTCTAATACTGTATTCATACCAGTCAGGTGCTACTTCATCGTCGTAAATTTTAATTACACTATCAAGGTCGTAACAACCTTTGACAACTTCTAGGTATCGCTCATATACCTTGATACCAAGTGCCACCATTTTGTAGTCAAATAGGAATGGACTGTCGCACTCGGGTGAGTCGTACTCGTATAGTGTATCTTGATATCCATGCTCCTCATCGTTGATGTAGTCAATCGCATCACGCTTGCTCTTGAAATGTTTATCAAACATCAATTTTAACGCTCGTTGGGATTGTTGAGACATCACATCTTTGATACTATTCTGCACAGAGCAATAATAGTCAATGCTATACCCTGTTTCGTTATCAGCAATTATCTCATCCAGTTCCTCTTGGTCAACTGTATAAGAGAGGGACTCGTGCACCACACTTTCATACACCTGTTCTACCAGTTCATCAGTTGTGATGATAGATAATTCCATGATGTATCTACTGAGGTCACATGGTAGTGCTTCTAACCAGTTGTCCGGCATAGTAGTAGTAGTGGTGGTAGTAGTAGTGGTCATCGCGTCTTGTTCTACCATACTAACGCGTCTAATCCTTATATGCTTTTCACCCTTATAAATAATTAATAAATAATTAATAATTCCCCAAATAATTAATAATTCCCCAAATAATTAATAATTCCCCAAATAATTAATAAATAATTAATAAATATTAATTAATAAATAGGAATTAATAATCTAATGTTATATTAAAATGACAGTTATCGGATATAAATATATTGGAATGAATTGCACTAAAACTTTTTTGAAAAATAATATTCTAATATTATAAAGTATGAAAAATAAAATAGGTAACGAAATTCAACAACGGAAAACCGCAAATGATAAAATATATACACCGAAACCAGTTGCGTTAAAGATGATTGAAATGTGTGATTTAAAAGAAGGTGATACTGTTTTAGACCCTTCATATGGTGGAGGTGTATTTTATGATAATTTTCCTGATTATGTGCATAAGTCATTTTGTGAGATTGAAATGGATTTAGATTTTTTTGATTATGATAAAAAAGTAGATTGTATAATTGGAAATCCGCCATATTCTTTGTGGAATAAATGGTTAGACCATACTATGAAAATAACTGATAAGTTTTGTTATATATTCGGTATATTAAACTTAACTGATACGAGAGTTCGTAAGATTATAGATAATGGTTATGGTATAACTAAAATACATCTATTATATGTTGATTGGTGGTTTGGACCATCTTATTTGGTAGTCTTTGAAAAAAATAAACCATCAATAATGTCGGTTGAACCTAATAAAGTGATGTGTGATATATGTAATGGAAGATGTAAAAGAGGTAGAAATGGTAATAGTATGAATGAATGTCCTAAAAAATCTACATAAGAAACTCTTAATATATTATAATAACATAATATTTATAAAAATAAGATTATGCAAAGCATACCTTTCTTCTGAAATCATCAATTATATTTATTGTATAATCTTTTTCGTGTTTGATAGTGAATTTCGTCCCGCCACAGGTTAAATCAAAATCAATCATATCTCCATTATACATTTTTCTGTATAGTTCAAATATAGTAATTTTATTTTCATTACAATAATATTCTACAACTTTACTAGGGATTCCTTTCATTCTAAAATGGAATCCATTAATTTTATTTCCAGCATCGTCTTCTCCAACTAATTTATCAACATAACTTTTTTTTCCTAAAAATATACTGTCAGTTGCAATAATATTTTTGTTTGCTCCTTCTAATTCAAAATCACTGTGAAACTGACCTAAATTATTACCAATTAAATCTTTATCATATTTATTTTTATATAGTGCACTTAATACTGCAATATCTTTATCTTCAATGTGAATACTATCAGTATCTTGATAATAAATATTTAAACTATTATCTTCTGCAAGACATATCACTTCATTCATAATCCGTTTACTCATACTTAATATCTCTACACCAATATGACAACGATTAAAATGGTCTGTCATAGTTGAACCAACAGAAACTTTAAATTTTTTATCATCATCATATTTAACAAAAGATTTAATTTTATTATAATTTTTAGATAAATAACTTTCAAAGTCTTTTCTATTATCAAAAAGTTTAGTATCAACATCATGTGATTTTTGAATTGCCTTACCATAACCAGAATTCATAATTAATTTATATATAAGTTGACCTACATTCTTTTCTTTTTTTAGTTGTAATCTTTTATCAAAAATAGTTTTAATTACTTGATTTATTTTGGTGTTAAATCCCTCATCAAAGTAATAACCTTTTATTATTTCAAATTCTACATTCTGAAAATTAATTAAATCTTCTAGTCCTGTCTTATCAATATAAACAATTCTTCCAACTAAATCATTTGTAAAATTTCTCACTCCTTTATCAGTATCGATATAACTACATAAACCAAATTTTCTATCAATACCAATCTTTTTAATCTTAATTTGCACAAAATAACCATCATAATTCTTCACTACATTATAATCTAGATTAGTTATAACTTTTGGTAGTCCTTTAAGAAAACCATTAATACGATACATAGCACTTGGATATAAACTAACAGCATCAAAGTCATTTACTCTAACATTTTCTAAAATATTCTTTTCATTATTACAACACATAGTTCGTCCACCAACAATACAATTTTGTATAAATTGTCGTGGTTGTCCTGATAATTCATACACACCATCATAACAACCTTCACTAATTAAATATTTATCTGCTAATGTAGGAATAGTTAATATTTTATTAACATCAATATTAAAATGACTAATGCAATTATCTCTAAATATATTATAACTATCTCTCAATAGTTGAACATCAATTTCACAATATTTGCGAGCATATTCAATCATATCAACACAACTATCTTTAACTAAATCCCATTTAGCAATATTTTCATCAAATATTTCTTTTTCATTATCATTTTCAATATAATCTAATACTGCTTCGTATTCAATATATCTCAAATTAATATTATCATCAGTATATAGGTCATAAGGCATGTATTCTTTTACATAATCTAATTTGAATGCTTTTGGGAATTCACTTAATCTCATAGGGATTAATTTATAACTATCTTTTATTTGAATTTTGATTTTACCAAAATATCCTGTGAATGTTATAAATGCACTACCATTACATATCTCTTTACATTTCCATAAATGTTTTGTTAAAAATGTATAGTCAAATTTAGCATTATGTGCTATTAAAATAGTATCTTGATTTAAAGAATTTAACATATTATAAGCACAATTTTTTCCTAAAAATGATTTTTTATTATCTTGATTATCAATAGTGCAACATAAGAAAGGTTCAACAAATATTTTTCCATTTCTTTTAATCTTACCAGTTTCAAAGTCAAAATACACTATTTTTGTCTTTTCATCAACTTCTAAATCTGGTTCTATTTTTGTTTTATCGAATGAAACTTCTCTATAATCATTTATATCATACTCTAAACAAGCAAAACTATTATCCTTTAATTTGTCAAGATATATTTCATCATATTTATTTATATTACCTGCATCAATTTTATCAAAGAAATAATCTTTATTTTCCATCATTAAACTAACTAATTCAAATGTATTTATAAATCTTTGATTGGATTTCATACCAGTCTTTTTATATATCATATTAAAATCATCTAAATCTTTAACTGAATCATAATTTTTAATACTATATGATGTATATTTAGTATCTTTAATAAGAAAATAATGATTTTCAATATATCCAATATTTATATTAATATCATATTGTTTACCATAAGATACCTTACGAGTTTGATTTGTATTTGAAAACCAAATAGTAATACCAACTCTTAACTTATCACATACTATTTTAATATCTGAAATAGGTATTTTTTTTAATTTAATCATTTCTTTTATTTTCTCTAATTTTTCATCAGCAATGCCATATTGTTTTAAAGAAAATAATAAACAATTATCAAGGTTTCTTTTTTTATCATCACAATCTTTTTTATAAATTTGCAAATCTTCTAAATTAATATTAATATTGTCTTTTAAATAATATGTAAAGAAATCACCCTCTTTCGTTTTATATTTATTGGATTTATAATATTTTTCAATAATAATTTCTGGTGCAGTAAAAACATCATAAACAAGTTTATTATCACTTCCACCATCAACTATTTCTTCTAGATATCCTCCTTCTTTTGCAATATCAATTAATTTTTTAATGTTTTCTGGTGTTAATGTATATGACATATTTTTAACACCTATAACAACATTTTCTTTTGTAATATCAATTTGATTTTGAATAATTTCTATAATTTGAATAATACTACTATTAAGATTTATTTCACTTCTTTGTAATGTTATTATTCTGTTGTTTTTTAATTTATTTTTGAAATCATTGATATATTTTTTACGCTTTTCCGTATATTTTCTAAAACTTTCTTGGAATTTTTTAATAGTTGATTTTCTAAATATATTTTTTATTTTAGATATTGCAGTTTCCTGCTTTTTGTTATCAATCATTTCATCGAGGAATTCTCTTTTCTTTCTAGGTGTATCTAACACCCTGTTTCCTTTCAATTCTTTAAATTGCTTATTATTACCATGTGGTTTATAACCAAATACTCTCGTATAATCTACTATCAGTGTTTTTAGATTCTTCAATCTAGGGGGCATTGTTATTATTACACAATATTTTATTCTAATATTATATATTGAGTTATCCTTATATGCTTTTTACACTTATAAATATAAAAATAATTATTTATTCATTTTTTTTTCCATCTCTTCAATCTCATTTAATAGAGTTGCATGTCTCTCCTTTTGCTGTATATACCGTAATTTGTAATACTCCGCCCTTGAACGATTTTTAACTTTCAATTGTTCTTTTGCTTCTTCTCTTTGAGCGGATTTTCGTGATGCGTCTCTTTGTTTTTGCACAAATTCGGGGTCTACTAACTTTCGTCTTCTTGCGTATTCTCTGTTATAATTTCTTCTGTTTTCTTTTTGTTCATCTGTTAAGATTTTTTTGGGTTTAGAGATATTATCCATTTTATATTATATATGGGTGTAATTCTTATATGCTTTTTACATATATAATTAATACTTCTTTAATTTAAACTTTCTCAAATAGTCATTATAACTCGCCGTTAATGTTGATTTATTCCAAAGTATATGTTTCGACAAACTTCCTGCACTTTGGTAGTCTGCCCAATTCTCATTTCTACGATGGCGTTCTAAATATAACTTTTTCCGTTCTTCTGCATCTTCTCCGTGAGAAGTAAAATCATTTGCTCCTGCTTGACCGAAATGAGTTGTTTTTATTTTATTTCTTTCTTCATCATAAAATATTGCGGTATATTTTTTACCATCAATTTGACTCTTCTTTAATTGCACAAATACCATTCTATTTTAAACCAATATATTTGTTTTCTAATTCTTTTTTTTTAAATAAAAATAACCTCATTTTTTCTCTACAATTAAAACAAGTTTTCCAATACATATTTGGGTTTTTAGTGGATATCTCTTTATCATCAGGTTCATATACCCTTTTACATTTAAAACATGTAACAGTTATACATTCCCCGACTATTCTATTTAAACAATCTTTTGGTACTATACCTTTACTTCCGTTACTAACCATTATATTTTATACCTATATAAAAAAAATCATTTTAATCCCAACCATATATCAAGTATTATTATTGGTTCAATGATATACATACTAACATTATAAAAACAACTTACCAATATTGATGGTGTTTGTTGTATTTGGTTTAAACTTATCGGTAATAAAATCAAAATCATCTTTAATTACAATATATTTAATCCAAGTCATTTATTATATGATAACATAAAAAAAAATTCTCAACCGATTTTACGAATGTTGCTTTTACAAGGTCTACCTACTCTTTTTTTCATGTGTGTATGAATATCTCCTCCTTTCATTCGCTATCTCTTCTAATATATGACAACATTTTATTTTTAATTAATCTTGTTGCTTTTAGATGTTGGTTTTCTTTTAACTGCTTCTTTTAGAATTGCACCTGCTTGGTTATTTGCTTTTTCTAATTCATCAATTAATTTTGCTCGTTCCTTTCTAATTTTATCTAATTCTTCTAAACAATTTTCTTCGTCCTTTTCTAGTTGAGTTATACCTGCTTTAATTTCGGCGTTATATTTTCTCATGTATTCCCTATTTTTCTTCTGTTTGTCAGTTCCTTCGGTTGGTGCTTTTTTAGGTCTACCTCTTTTTGGTGCTTCCATTATTTATTATCTATTAATATATTGAGATTTTAATTTATACCATTTCACTAAACTCCACACCTCTGCTAAAACCTATCTCATCACTAATAGGTCGTTTTTTAACTACATTACCAATCGTACCATTTAATTGTATCGGTATGTGTCTGTTAGCATTTTGATACGCTTGACTAACATTATTTTTATAACTAATCGGTATTTCTTCAAAATCTATCTGTTGCACCAAATTCTCATATTTTAAAAGTAGTAATTTGTATTCGTCAATAGGTATATTATCTTCTTCTAGTGCATCAATTTCTTGTGATAGTAACATGAATTGTTGGGATAATTTCTTAAAAATTTCAAACTTCTCACTTGCTCGTGTGTTATTCGCTAAACTCATAATTAATACTGAAATTGCATTAACAATTATATTGGGTATTTTTATTTCATTAGCATCGGTAGATATACTGTTTATAATACACATTGCACTTGAAGTAAAAACAAGGGGGATATTAAAGCAGAATTTAATAAAACTCCATCGAGATGATGCTTTTGTTGTAAGTAAAGTCAATGCTTCGCATTTATCCAAAAGTTTTAATTTACTTTTCATACTATTAATAAGAAAATAAATTAAATCCACTAGATGTATTAGTTTTTATTTCAGGTTCTTTATGTTCTTTTGGAGGTGTATATTCTGTCGCCTGTTGTATCTTTTTTTTTTGACTGCGTTTTGGTGCTTGATACACTACTTCTTCATATTCTTCTTCGGTGCTTTCGCTATCATATTGTTCTTTAATAATCTTTCTTATAATTCTTTTTTTAGGTTTTTTAACTTTTCTTATTTCAACTTCTTCAATAATTTCCGGTTCAGTTTCGGGTTCGGACCCAATTTGAGATTGTTTTTTTTTAGAAGTGCGTTTAGAAATAGCGGGAGCGTTACCAGTATTTTCAATTTTTTTAATTTCTTTAATTTCTTCTTCGCTTGGTTTTATCATATCCTTTATTTCTTCATCTTTAATTTCTAATGAATCGTCAACATCAGCGGAAGCGGGGGGTGCTTCCACCAAATCTAGTGTAACATTTTTATTAGTAACTTTTTTAGGTCTACCTTTAACCGGTACGGGTTTTAATGCATCTGCTTGTTCTTTCTTTGCTTTTTTTGCTTCTCGTGCTTTTGCAAGTAACGCAATTCTTTGTTCATATGTTAATACCATTGTTTCTATCTATTTAATATACAGAAAAAAAATATATATAGATTCTATATAATTACATTAGATTGCCTCATAAGTCGGCAATATGCAAAGCATTAAAAATCTAACATCTCATCTACTTTTTTGTTTAAAATATTTATATCGTTATCACTGGCGTAAGCATCGGGAGCAGGTGCAGGAATATCCACTATTCTCGGTGGTGGTGCAATTCTCGTTTTATCAAATACTTCCTCTTGTGAAATAGATAACGGGTGGATTGATTCTTCGCCGTTTTCAAGTCTTATCATTCCACCTTCATATAATTCAGCAGGAGTGTCAAATTCTCCACCCATATTTTTTTTATGCATTGCTTTCATTTCTTCAACCTCTTCCATCGTCAAATTATTATCAATACCTCTCATTTGGTTAATTGTTATTTTTGCCGATAAATCAAGTAAAAATTCGTCCTGTGTTTTTATCTTTTTACCGATTAATTGTCTACCTTGTGCAATTAAACTGTCATAAATTGCTTTTAACTCATCGTCATAATCTTCGGGGTATATGATTTTACTCATTTTAATAATTTATCTATCTATATTATAGAGATAATATTTTTTTTTAAATGAAAATTAAGCAGTTGAAAAATATAACTAATAAAATTCGTAAATATACGCCATATGACCCTCCACAACCTCGTAATAAATTGTTACCTCCAACTTATAATATAGTTTTATCAGCATCGCCAAAAGGCGGTGGAAAGACATATAATTGCATTCAACTTTTAACTAATTATGAAGATAGCGGATTTATTAGCGAAAAAGGAGAAAATGTTTTAATGAGAACTATTTGGGTGAGTGGTGGAACTAGTAGAAGTAAACAAAATTCAATTCTAAATACATTAAAAACATTACACGATGATGATAGAATTGATGTTGAAGAAAATGTTGACGCTAAATTAAAAGAAATATACGAAGATGTTAAATTAGAAAGAGATGAAGTGGAGATATATAATATTTACCGAAAAACTTATGAAAAATTTATGAAGTCTAAATCGTTATCTAATTTAACTATGGATGAATTAAGTTTATTAGAATGGAAAAACTTTGTAGACCCGAAAGATGACCCTGATGCACCAAAAACACCCGACGGTGAATTATTATATCATCCAAGAATGGTATTCCTAATTTTAGATGATATGATTGGTAGTGATGGTTTTTCATCAATGAAAAGAGGTAATTTTTTAAATAGATTAGCAGTAAAATCTAGACATGAAAGTGAAGATTTAGTTGGTATGAATCTATTTTTTATCACTCAAAGTTTTAAAGCAATCCCAGCAGTAATTCGCCGTCAATCCGATATATTTGTTTTACTAAAATCAGCATCAAGAACTCAAATTTTAGATGCAATTAGTGAAGAAGTTGGTTCACATTTCTCAAAAGAAGAGTTGTCAGTTTATTATGATAATATTATGAAAATCCCATATGGTTCGCTAATATTATCAATACATAAAAAAGAAAAAGATGAAAACCGAGTTAGGTCAGGATGGGATAGAGTTATTGAGCGAGATGAAAAATATTTCATTACTTAATTTTTATTACTACAATCGTTTGGTTTATTACCCAATCGTCCTCTTTTACATCTACGACAGCATATATCACAAATTATTTTAATTGGTTCTGCTGTAATTATAGATGGTTTATTCTTTTCAAATAATACAATAAAACTATGCCCGAACCACCAATCAATATCTATTATATGCATTCTAGTTATACCGTAACCTCTTTCTGTTATTTTTTTTAATCTTGTATCAGTTAGATTAAAACCTAGAATATAACAAAACTTGTCAGTCAAATCCATAGTCTTATCTAACCATTTATTTAATATGGAATATGGTGGATTACCGATTATAAAATCCACTTTTTTATCATATTCAAAAAAATCTTTACCTTTATCGATTTCACACCATTCTTTATTTACATATTCCGGTAGATTATCATAAAATACACCTCCACCATATGAAGGGTCTAAAACAGTATCACCTTCTTTTAAATTGCACATTTCAATCATTTTTAAAGCAACTGGTTTAGGTGTGTATATTCTATCATTTGCTTCTTTTCTATTTTTTATTTCATTAACAACTTTTGTTTTCATATTATAAATACATAATATAATATTTTATTATTTAAAAATGTATCTAATAAATAGAAATGACAATATATAATTACTACATTGATAAAAGAAGTAAAAATAAATATGATGAATATATTGATATTAATTTAGATTTTCCGATCGAAACAACTAATTATGAATATCTCAAAGTTAAACTTGTGGATTTTAAATTTTTGAATAATATTTATAACATCAGTGCAACCTTAATGAATAACCAATTTAATATTAGACGATATTCAAAGACATATACATTTACTTATGGTAGTGAATTATATTTAACTGATACTGGGTTTTTTGACGCTCAAAATGCTTTACTTGTTAGCGAAGTTATTGATATAACATTACATAAATCCACTATTGCTTATGATACAACAAGTTTAACTTATTACAATACTGCTGACATAACTGATGACACAGCGAGTTATTGGGTTAATATTTTAAATGATACAGTGGATGTTAGTAGGAAAATGAAACTACATGAAACATATATTTTTTTTATAGAAATTGAATGCACTGATAAAACTATAACCAGTTTTGATTGTGTTTTTTATAAAGATACACATGTAGGTGCTTCAACAACAGTGGTTGATATAATATTACAAAAATATAATACTTCCACTACAATATGGGATGTGATAAATACTAATACTATAACATTTGCGAATAGCGTTCCGGAGGAACAAATATCATCAACTTTTACAATATCATCACCATCCGCAAATGCTAAATATCGCATTACATCTAATACTGCTTCTTTACCATTTACATTATATATTTTAAAATTGCAAGCAGATAAACAAATACCTATTTTTGATGCTGGTACTATTGATGAACCTGTATTACATACTATTACCATTCCTGATGGATTTTACAAAGCATCTACATACAAAAATAGTTTAAATGATTTATTGACCAATTATAAAATTACTACCTCAATTGATTCATTAACAAACAAAATTAAGTTCACAAATGATAATATTACTTTTGTACCAACAGTTGATGACCTAATTGATGATAATTACCAAATTGATTTAGTAATACCTAATATAAATAATATGTTGGAAAATCTTGGAATAATAAATTATCAAGAATATATTAATATTCCTTTTAATTCTTATTATGAAAGTGATAATCATATTAATCTAATTAATTTATCTAAAATTATTATCACAACTGATTTAAATTTTACAAATAAAACTCATAATGAAATTATTAAAGGTAATGATATTCACAGAGGTTTTGGTAATATATTAACATGGGTAAATCTTGATGAAGCACCACTTACATGTATTAAATATCGTAACTATGAAAATTTAACATATAGAATTGAGAATAAACATATTTCAACTATAAAACTTCGTTTTTATAATGAGAAATCCCAACCGTTAATATTAGATAATGCATTAATACATCTACAAATTAGTAAATTACAAAAAAAATCTTACTAATATATAGATAGAGATGGCTTTTCTTGCTCCATTAGCAGGAGAACTAGTATTAGATATGGAAGCAGGTATCGGTGGCGGATCAATCGTTCAGGGTGCCGAAACGGTAGCAACTACATTTAAAAATGAAGTAATGAAAGGAATACCATGGGGTTTAGGAGAAGGTGCTGGTTTTATAGCAGGTTCAAAAGTTATTGAAAATGTTAAAAAAGATTTAGGTATTAATAACCCACCTCCTAAAAAAAGACACCGAACTCGTAAAATTGGTTAGTAAGAATTTATTCGTCATATTCACATATAGTTAAACCAATATGCATATCAATATTTTGAGAATTTTTTGCTAATCCATGACCATCGTCTGATTTTACTTTTATAACAAGTTGTTTTATATCTTGCACTTCTAGTTCTAGTGCGAAACTACCAGTTTGAATTGAATTATTAGTATCATAATTTATCATTGCAATAGTAGGGTCACTATTATTATCACTACTAAAATAAGCAGAAGTATTATATTTTACATTATTTAATTTTATAGTCCAATTATGAGCAGATGCGGAACTTACACCAGCACCACTTAAAGTTACGCTGTTAATTTTTAAAACAGAATGATTTCTAACTTGTATTAAAGGTAAATCGTTAAAAGTGAATATTTTTCGTTCACTATCTACAAGTGCATCAGTGGTGTTTAACCAAATATTTTGTGTTCGTGTTGGTTTCTTAATAGTCTTATAATTGTTATTCATATCTAATTATAGATATTATTTTTTTTTTCTAATAATAATGATA